TGGCAACAGCGGTTGTCAATGCTGTGGGAACTTGGATACCTTGATTTTGCAACAGGCCAGCACCAGCTTGCAGTTGCAGCGGAGTTAGTACTGCAGCCATTATGCTACTCTCACATCCGGGCTGCCACCTGCGCGGGAATGGCCGCAAGTGTCAGTATCACCGGTTCTGTTGATTGGTATGCCGCCGGCTCTGACAGTAGAGCCTCCTCCTGCGGTACTGGCAGCAGCATGCGGGGGATGTGGCGGTCCCCACGGTTGATGTGCAGCAACACTAGTGCCATCAACACAAACAGGGTTTCCGTTTACTCGCACAGAGGCTACACCACTTGTGGCTGCGCCGCCTGCTGAGTTCGAATCACCTTGTCGTTGTACTGATGGCATTGTATTCCGTTCTTATGTATTGTATTTATTGCACAAAGAACAGTTGGTTACCCTAATGCAATACTAGTGGTTGATTGAAGGAACTGATCAGCAAATGCTTTGTCTGTGGCTTCGCAGACTGTGACTGTGCCTTTTGCTAGTTTGATTTCTTTTTCTGGATTCACAGTGAACAAATATGGCATCAGCCCTGGACCTCGTTCGCCCATTGCAATCACCATTGGACGACCTATTTTGTAATAAGTGTCTGTGTCTTCGATCAACCTGGCCACAAGCTCTTCGCCTGAGGTCAACTTGAATGTCACTACGCTGCCGGCAGTTACGCCCTTGTCAATTAACATATTGTTCCTTTTTAATACCCGTGGCCTGTAAAGCCGTTTTCTTCAATGTATCGTTTTAATTCATTGAAGCCGCCGATTGATTTGCCATTGATGACAATTTGAGGCACTGTTCTAGCTGTTGGAACTTCTTCTAACAGTTGTTCTTTTGTGTATCCATGCCCAATCTTTTTTTCTTCAAATTGAATTCTTCTTTGAGTTAGTAATGCTCTTGCTTGATCGCAGTAAGAACAATTGTCCTTACTCCATACTGTTGTTAGTACCATTTGTGCTCCGTTATAATGCCGGTAATAGATCGTAATCTAACGAGTCACTCATGACTCCAATTACATAATTGGTGCTTTCATTTTCTTGCAATGCTGTTTGCTTCTTGCTTGTGTCCACATGTTTCATAAACCATGGAATAGGAGTAGACTTGGGTGCAGTACCTTGATACTTGATACCAATTTCTTTAAGCGCAGCAACAGCAGTGTAATCAACAAAATCTTTTAAAATTGTTGCATTCAGTCCAATAACAGGACCAAATTTAAACAAGTAGTCCGCCCATCCTTTTTCTTCACGGATAACGTCAGCAAACATGGCATACACTTCTGCTTCACATTCTACCTTGGCTTGTGCAAAACGCGGATCTTCTTTGACTACTTGATTAATTATCCAAGCTGTCCAGTCCTTGTGCAAAATTTCGTCTTGTAAAACCAAGCTAATGATGTTGCCATTGCCCATGAAGATGCGGTTTTCTACCATTGCCAAACTTGTGGCAAACGATACCATAAAGCGGAATGCTTCTAGTGCGTAACTTGCGTTTAGTGCCATCCAAACTGCTTTGATGTGTTCTTTTTCAGAAACCTTCTCGCCTAGTTCTTTACGACAGTTGATAACATGTAGTGCATCGTAATATGTGCCTACACTTGATGCCATGTCAACAATCTCTTGTGTGTCGTGAATAGTGTTGAACACATCCTTTGGCACATTATAAATGTTTCGGATAATGTGGCTGTAACTACGACTGTGAATGTTGGTTTCAAAGAAACCCCAGTTGTACATCAGTGCTTCAAGTTCAGGTATACTGCACACGGGCGTAAACACTTGTGTGGGGCCGCGGCCTTGTAAACTATCTAACGCTGTTTGGCGTAGCAAATTACTTGTAAAGATGTGCTTGACAGTGTCGCTTGATTCTTTAAAGTCGGCAGCGTCCTTGGTCAACGTAATTTCTTCCGGGATCCAAAAGAACCCACGTGCTTCTTGTTCAAATTTTACAATCTTGTTGTATTTTACTTCTTCAAACCGTTGAACGGTCACTGGTCCTGCCGGATCCAAAAACATTTTGCGATTAAGGTAGTCTGTTTTGGTTGTTAAATTGTATTGTGCTTTGCTCATGCTATGTATTATTCCATTCGTTATGTTGTGTTGTGTCGGCGTCCATCTATGACTGATAAATGGAGCTGTTTACTTACCGTAATTACTGTCACGTAATATGACTATAATTTACAAGATTCGCATGATTCTTCGTCATCAAAATCAATTAGTTCTAGTGGTGCAGCAACTTCATCTTGTCCTTTACTGCCTGCTTTGTTGATCAAGCTGTAGTAAAAAGTCTTCAACCCCCACAGGTGTGCCTGCATCAAGTTCTTGGCAATCAATGTGGTAGGGACTTTACGATCCGCATAGTGTGCAGGATTGTAAAAAGTGTTGGTACTGATGCTTTGATCAACATAAGCAGCAATCACTGCTGCTGTTTTCAAATAGCCAGCGCAGTCCGTTTGTTCCCACATCAGCTGATACTTGTTTTTTAACTTGTGATATTCCGGAACCACTTGTGTCAAACTGCCTGCCTTGGATTCTTTTACACTGATCAAGCTCATTGGCATTTCAATACCATTGGTACTGTTGATAACAACACTGCTGGATTCAACAGGAGCAACTGCGCCACTGGTTGCATTGCGAACGCCGTGTACCAACATCTTGGCACGCAATGGTTCCCAATCCAATTCGGGAGCAAAGTCGGCCAACTCATTGACACCGTCGGCCCGCAGTTCCCAAGGAAATACACCTTGACCGTAACGTGTGTGATCACTGCCTAGACACTTGCCGCGCTCTTCAGCAAGCTCTACACTCATTTCTGTAAGATAGAATGTTTGATGTTCCATCCAGCTCTTGACTTCTTTTAATGCGTCAGCTTCGCCATACTTGAGTCCGCGCTTGGCATGCCAGTATGCAACATTGGTAATGCCAATTCCCAATGGGCGGATTTCATCATTGCTTAACTTGCTCTGAATTGACAAGAAGTCCTGATAGTCAAGAATATTGTTCAAACTGCGATGCAGTATGCGAACAGCTCGTCGCATATCTTCTGGATTACGAAATGCACCCCAATTTATCGAGCCGAGAGTGCACAGGGACACTCTGCCCTCGGCTTCATCAATTTCATAATACTCGTATTCGTCATCTAGTTCTTCCGGTAGACATTCTATCTCTTCATATAATGCGTTCATTGTTCATCCTAGTTATTTCTTAAAAGTTTGCCATGTTTTATCAAAAGATGTCTACTTATTCCAGTTGCATCTATTGCCTCAACTAATGTGTTATATGTAACATCATTATATTTTATTTTTGGGGCAGCATTGGCTCTTTTTGCTTTTTTTACGCCATCACTGTTTATTTTACTTTTTTCACTATCTGTTAGATATTGTTTTTCCTTAAACTCATATATAACATTTCTGTTGTTAGTAAGTTTACGACACTTATATCCTTTATAGTGTCCTCTATTGCCTCTTGCTACAGCACTCATTGCACTAGCATTTAATCCATTATTTCGACAAAATTCTAACATATTTTCTAAAATTAAATGTTCGCCGGTTGGAGTAGTAATTTCCCAAGTATCTGTTAGTTTTGCTTTTTGTTCAGCAGACATTGGAAGATTTTTATTGCCGCCACCATCAATGCCGTTTTCTTCAATTAGGTTTGCCCAAATTCTTTCACCGTCTGTGTTCCTAGCATTTACAATATTATTTTCTTTGCTAAAATTAATAGCAAATTGATATATCTGGTCTTTGTTCTCAAATAATTGACACCATACTGTTTCAACTTCGGTGCCGTGTTCTTTAAGATGCCTTTTCCAATAAGTACCAGACCCTAGATATTTTATAGGGTCTTTTCCGGTAGTTTTACAAAGATATTTCAATCCAGTAATTTTATGTTTCTTAATCATTAGCCACGTGGGTGTAAAAGTCATTTATTATTCCTAAAGTACATTGTAGTTATTTATCATTACTATGTACTTTAGGCACGTTTAACTATGATATCTTTCTGATCTTAACTATATCATTAGACTTGTTTTTCATAAACTCATCTACCTTATCTTTTTTAACACGAACTGTCTTTCGTGTTGGATCAAGCCGATCGAAACTCTTGGTGGGCAA